CTTTGCAGACTTTCCAGACTTTGCAGTCTTTCCAGTCTTTCCAGACTTTGCAGACTTTCCAGACTTTGCAGTCTTTCCAGTCTTTCCAGACTTTGCAGACTTTGCAGACTTTCGTTTAAGGACGCCCACGGAATAGTTAACGCCGGTAAAATTTCTTGCAACTTCTCGTATTGTTCAGAGGATGGCAACATCCATTGAGATTCGCCAAAATAATGCCTACTCATATAATTCCCAAGGTGTCGGTCGACATCTTTTTGCGTAAGACCGGATAATTTCAGGGCGTTCTGTAAATATTTTCGCAAATACGCTGATTTAACCCGAAAAACATCTGTATGTATCGCCTTTGTATTCAATGTGCCGTCCGCATTGTATTGAGGTGCCACGTCGCACGCTGCGCACAACTTCAGCACCTTTTGCGTCAGCTCTGCTATTTCATCACGGACTTTTGCAAATTCCCGGACAAATCCTTTCCATGCCAACCGCGCGCTCGTGGGCGTTCCCGCGAAAAATATCGCGTGCATGTGTTTTTTGAACCGCTCAACCTCCGGAGCATATAGATATGTCTGCATACCAGTCCCAAAGCTCCAGCAAAGCCGCACGTAGGGGTCGTCATCTTTGAGACGGAAGAAATCCTCCCGACTGATCCATCGACATTCATTCCGGTATTTCCCATCGATGGCATCACGGAAGACTTGGGGATATTCCGTAATATCGTTTGCAATGAAACGTCCGAATTTACCAGACAATATGGCAGCGTGAGTTACCGCACATCCTCCGGCGAACAAATCCACGAACGTATGCGACGCGGGAAGATTCGAAATAACCCATTTCGCAATACTATTCTTAGAACCCTTATAAGGTAATCCGTAATTCATAACTAATCTAAATGCGTTGCCGTCCTACGCGACCTATCGGCATTTTTGAGATAGCGTTCCTTGTATTTCTCATTGGCTTTCTCCGGAGGAACCAAGATTACCGTGTTTCTATCGAGCCGTAAGGGCACGAGACCCTTTTCTTTGAGCTCATTGATATAACTCTGCATATAATAGATGATTGTTTATTTCAAAAAATGCGGGGGACTTACGACGATCCCCCGCGGTGGCGACACGGCTTCCGCGCCGCCGGTTTGCGTTCTTTGCCCGTTTCGTGAGCTTCCGCCTCGGCCTTGCTACTCTTTTCACGCGGCCTCGGATTGTCGAGGGATATACCCTCTATCGCTTCCGTTGATTGAATGACCCTTCGATCAAACTAACAACGTGGGGATCGCTCCCCTGTTGAGCTACCCGGATTCGAACCGGAAGCGCCACCTCCAAAGGGTGATGTGTTACCATTACACCATAGCTCAAAATGCCTGTCTTTCCAGGCTGTCAGATGCTTTCGTATAACCTGTCCGATAGAGTCAAGCGTCTGTTCCGCTTTGTCATTGCCGCGCAATCGGCAATAATCCCTTGCGCTATCGTCGCTCTACTTGCACCATCAACAAAGGGGTTGCGGAGGGTGAGAGATTCGAACTCCCGAAGCGTCGCCGCTCGCCGGATTAGTAAGCCGGAGCCTTCAACCACTCGGCCAACCCTCCAAATATCGCCCGCGGGCCTCACGGATGGCAGACGACGTGCAATGATGGATAAAGAAAGGAGGCGTTAATACGCCTTATTCTTTGATGAAACGCCTGTCGGCGCCTCGCTTCCGGGTATATTTCATCAGATCGAGTTCGACGGCAATACGCAGGTTGCGTTCCTCTGCGCACTTTTTCAGAAGATTATTGCGATCTTTCTCGCCTTCGGCAAAGCTCCGACGGATGTCCGCATTCACGCGCTCCAGCCGTTCGATCTCCGCGCGGTATCGCTTCCGCGGAGTGAAGTCCATGCCCAGAAATTTCCGGGGCTTGAATGTCTCGGTTTTCATATTTGTGAAATTTCAGGGTTAACGACCATATGATACTCTTTGTAGCGGACAACCCGCCCTCTGTCTGCGTCGTGGCTGTAACACCAATCGCCAACGATGATGTAGCCTTTGCGCCGGAGCCTCGTGACAATCTTCCGCAGCTCCGTCGTGCCGAATTTGCTCATCGCTTTCCACACGGTCAGCGTCCCTCCTCTGATGAAGTAGGCCAGGATGCGTGCCTGAGGCTTTTTTAAATTCTCCATAGTCTTGAAATTTTAAGGTATTTGTGCCCTGGCGCCATCGAAGGCAAGGCTCACCGAATAAATAGTGGTATACGCCAGCCGAAGCCGGTTATCTATTCGGTCGCCAAGGGCATAAAAGCGGGATTGCGCAAATGACTACAAACTTAAATTGCAAATGGACAGAAAGAACGTGTGCACAAAACCCGCATTGGAGCCCGGATAGGTACATTCAAACCACACCGGGCATAGTGTTGATACGGCTCACCGGATCGCTCCGGATCATCGCTCGCTCGTTGGTATTTATCTGTTGCCAGCCCTTCTGCGCCAAGTCGCTCCCTGGGTTTTACATCCACTCGGATGGTTCTCGTGTATCAATACGTCAAAGACCCGAAAATCGCTTTCTGCCTTGCAGCTGGGGTTATTGCCAGCGATCAAACCCCTAGCCCTTGCGGGCTGCTATCTTGGGAGTGCGGCAGGATTCGAGCCTGCGTAGATGATACTTTGCTTCACATCTCCTTCCGTTAGTTATGCGGAGGCATTGCCAACCTGCCACGCACTCCTTGTTACTATCCCTGCTTCTCGAATTTTATAGAATCATCCGCAAATACAACTCTATTGTCTTGGATATACCGTGCGATGCTTTTATCGTTTACTTGGCATTCGATAGCCGAAGTAGGGATAATCATCGTCGAGGTTTCCCAGCTCCGGGCGTTGATCGTCGAGGTTTCCCAGCTCCGGGCGTTGATCGTCGAGGTTCCCCAGCTCTCGGCGTTGATCGTCGAGGCTTCCCGGCTCCGGGCGTTGATCGTCGAGGTTCCCCAGCTCTCGGCGTTGATCGTCGAGGTTCCCCAGCTCTCGGCGTTGATCGTCGAGGCTTCCCGGCTCCGGGCGTTGATCGTCGAGGTTCCCCAGCTCTCGGCGTTGATCGTCGAGGTTCCCCAGCTCTCGGCGTTGATCGTCGAGGCTTCCCGGCTCCGGGCGTTGATCGTCGAGGTTTCCCAGCTCTCGGCGTTGATCGTCGAGGTTCCCCAGCTCTCGGCGTTGAATTCGCCTTCCGTAGTCAACAGGTAACCAACCCCTTCTTTAATTTCAACAGAAGTGTTGATCCATATTTTATGTTCGGCGAACTGATCCCGGTATGCCAAAAGAACATCGGCAAAATCGTAGAATTGACAACACCATGAGAAATTATCTTTAACGACTGCCATAACCGCCTCGACACTTTCAGCCGCATAAAGACGCTTATATTCATATTGGCAGGCCGAATGATTCTTTCCAAAAGACAGAAGGCTGTCTTTCACCTCTTCGTAATTCGTTTCCATATTGTTGTGTTGTTGGTTTAGTTCTCTATCAGCTCTTCCACCCAGAAGCCTCGGCTTCGGCGGGGATTGCGCAACCTGCGACATTCGAAATCCGTACTGAACACCTCCACCGAGAACAGGCACAGCAGAACCGCGGCCCCGACGCGTCGGGTCATCTCGGACACGTTGAGCGTGATGCCGAAATTCTGCGTGAAATACCAGGTAACCAATGCCTGCAAGGTCCGCTTCGTCCCCGTCTTGTCGTAGATGCTCTGGAGGTGGTTCGCTACGCATTGGTAGATCACGTTCATCCGTTCTGCGATCTCGCGGGCCGAATAGCCCAGCACGACGAGGTTCATCACCTCACGCTCGCGTTTGCTCAGTATGGCGTCAGTTTTCATAGTCTTAGGCCAAGCCCCAGGGATCGGATACTCCCCATTTGGTAAATATCTGTTCGATCTTTTCCCGTTCTGTGGGCGTATGGTTCACATAGCCGTATTTGCGATTGTGGAACGCTTTGTCGCATAGGCCGCCTTCTTTTAACGCCTGACTAATCTCATCCATAGCAATGCTGGCGAGGTCCCGGCCTTTTCTCCGGGCGCGGATGATGTTGTAACCCTTTACAAAGGCACAACGCTCGATGTCTTCTTGTGAATGATTCATTGTTATTATTGTTTTTTTGTATATTTTTACATTTTAATAATCGGCAGGTAACTATACCTTTGCCGTGTATCACAATGCAAATATGTACATATTATTTTAATTATGCAAATTTTATGCTCATATTTTTATAGGTTTTTTAATAGTCCCTTTGTATATGATTGATTTCAAACGTTTTCGAAAAGACAAAAGGTTAACACAGGCGGCACTCGCAAATATGTTGGGAATGGATCAAAGCCGCATTTCTCGAATGGAGAAGAACGGCGACGGATTTACGCCTGAGCATATGGACATATTATGCAGTCGATATGCCGACATTGACGATTACGTTATCGACGACTCCAATGTCGCCCCCGCTCCCACGGTTTCCGCATTGCTGGCTTTGGTAGCCTCCCAGCAGCGCACCATCGAGAATCTTTCCGAAACCATAAAAAACCTAACTTCAAAGAACTAATCATGCAACCGTTAAGCCCGCGGGGCCAACTCGTTATTAGGTACGCCGATGCACTTATCAGGGACCGTAACGCCTACTTTGACGAGCTCGCCGTATGGAAATACCGCGTCCACTCCACTATGTTTGTTGCGTCGGCTACTATTCTGACTTTGGTTTGCTCATTAGGGCGGCCCATATCGGGCAATCCGGGTGGCACACATGCTTGCTATCCGGATTGTACATATTGGATAAGCATTGCGACAGTATTGCTGAACGGAATATGTCTACTTGCTCTTTCGGCCGCTCTGTATCAAAATATTCGCGCCACAAGTCAGGTAATGCACAGAATCGAAGAACGATTTGATGACTTAAAAGAAACACTTTTGATTCCTGCCGACGACGCTTTGATCGTTGACGGCGAATGCAAAATAATTTCACGCGTCGAAATATCGAGGTTCTTTTCGGTTTGTGAGATGGTTGCATATATTTCGTTTATATTAATGGTTATAGGATTGGTATTCCGTTATTGCTTCGTCCAGCCATGAAAGGATGGTCAAGGCGCTTATTCTGTATCTTTCTAATCTCTTTTAATACAGTCAAACGTCTACGCCGTATGCGCAGCGCGTCGAGCCTGAGCCATATTGCCGCTACCAATAATACGACATTTAACACTTGCAAAATCGTTAATACAGTAATGGTTGTATCCATTCAAAGAACGTTTGTAAACCCTATTGGCACACTATTTTGCCCTTTCGGATTTGGTTGTTTTAACGTTTTTTATATATCTTTACATTGTTTTGTGGAGTATAACTATTTACCTTTGCGGTGTAGTTCAATTCCACAATGCAAATATAGATAAATATCTATTATAATATATTTATTTGGGGTAATTTTTAGATAATTATTCTTTATAGTATTTAGGAAAAATATAAAGCCATTGATTTAATGACACTTAAAGAGCGCATAGAGGAATATTGCAAATATGCCAAAATACGAATTTCGGCATTTGAACGTCGTGCAGGTCTATCAAATGGCTATTTTAATCAAGTAAAAAAGGAGCCGAGCCCATCTAAATTATCTCAGATAGAAGAGGCATTTCCTGATTTAAATACGGATTGGATGTTGACTGAAAAAGGGTCAATGCTTAAAAATACCGACCAACCTGTCAGTCAAGGAGGAGAAGACGCAACACTTTCGGAAGCTGACTTAAATAATTCAAACACTATGAAGAAGTATTTAGACCAAGTCCTTCGACAAAACGAGGAGCTAATTCGGCAAAATGGGGTACTACTTGATCTATTCCGAGAAGAGAGGGCTAAAAACAAGGGCGAAGTCGCCCTAAAAAAAGAGGGCTAAAGGTGTTCTAATTAGACTAATGCCTACCGGAGGAGAGCTGGAACCGTATGCCAAAGCACACACATAATAGCACTAAACAAAAATGCCCCTCTCCGAGTATCCGGGGGGGGGTAAATTGTATAAACCAAAAATTAAACACCATGAAGAAACTTTTACTTACTATTTCTTTGGTTTTATTTGCGACCCCTATTTGGGCGCAAGTCGATAAAGAAGCTGATCAAAAACGATACGGGAAAGGGCAAATGCCGTTCAATGAAAAAGGCGAGGTTGTGTTTTCCCGAGTTGTTCATGAGGAAGGACATGACAAGAAAGCCCTATATAATGCGACAAAATTGTGCATAACGAATATATTCAATTCGGCAAAAGATGTTATTCAATTAGACGATCCCGACCAAGGAATTATTATTGTAAAAGGATATTCGGTTATCCCAACAAGGGCGGCAATGGGAATGATCGTGGATGCAAATATATACTACACACTTGACATAAGATGTAGAGATGGGCGTTATAAAATTGATATTCGACAAATTAAAGGACATTCTCCTGCTGGGATGACTAATGGTGTATATTTACCAGCGACAGATACCCCAGCAGAACTTCTCACTTATGACTTATGCTTTAAACAAAATGGTAAAATGAAAGCAATAGAAGGTTTTTACCGCCGAGCTATCATAGACTGCTGCAATCGCTTACTAATTCAGATTCAGAAAGATGTTCATAACAATTTAACCGCCAATTCTGCTAATGATACAGAAGATTGGTAACCCACCCTCCCAACTCCCGGGCCACGAGCTCGGGGATTTTTTATACATATTGAACAATAAACCGCTTTAAAGTTGTTTTTCTCCCCGAGAAAAACACGGACATTTTGAACAATCTATCCCATTAAAACCCGGGCTATTCGCATCGGGTTTACGGTGGATGCATAGTCCTTCCTCCACGAACTGTGCGGCGGTCATCCGGCGGGATTTCAGAAACGCGCGCAACTCGTCTCGCAATTCCGGGGGGAGGCGCAAGCTTACAGTGACCGACGGCGCACTGCCTTTACATTTGCGTCCAGCGCCCGGGCGCGCACCGCCCCGTTTTGATGCATCCTTATTCATGTTGTGTGATTTTTTGAAGCAAGGCAACGGAATCGCGGGCCGACTGAATCGCGCTTGTAAATCGTTCCGTGGCCGCTTCACCGTTCATATCGACCATGCGTGACCGTTGCGACTTTGCCATCCGCAGGATGTCGTCAAGAGCGGCTATCTGATCGTCATACGGCTGACCGTCCCGTCGAACGGCTGATTCTTCGCCGTGTATGTAGGCTTTGAAAGCCTTCTTCATCAACGGCCGAAGTCTGTTGATATGCGCAACAGGCTCATGCAACATTCGCACGACCTCCAGCACGCACAATACATTTCCAATGATGGCAAAATAGTATCGGTTATCTATTTGCGATTCGGATAGACAGGCGATGCTCTGCTCGAACTCTGCACGGCGTGATTTGGGAAGTTTGTATACTCTGGCGATGAACCCGACCTCCCGATCGGTGCAGACGATGAAGTCGTCGGAAAAACGGGACGATTCCGAACGGCGACTTCTATCGATAATAAATGCGGGGTACTCTTTCATATTGAGCTATTTTGTAATTTCGCCACGAAGGCATTTGCCGCCTATGCAAACGACGGCGGATCCTTTACCGATGAACCGTTCGAGTTGCCGGCGCAGCTCATCGACATTAAGCGTCTTTTTCCCAATCTTAACCAGCCGGTCATCGGCCCTGTATGCATATACGCGCGACGAGAAGAAGATGTCCGTATTGATAAGCATATCACCTTTCGCGTTGGAGGCGTATTTACCGGCATCAGACAGTTTAATGGAGGAGATAGTTTCACCGGCTTCGGCTCGGTTCAGAAGCGAACGAATGGAAATAAATTGATTGTCGTCCATGTTTTCAAAATATTCGTTATTATGTGCCGTATTTTCAACAGCCTCTTCAGATTCGACCATAGCGATGAATTCAGCATCGGCTGTGTGCAGCTCATCGACTTTGTCCGTCGAAATCTTATTCGCCGCGAAAGCGATGCACCAACGCTGTTTTTCGGATAACGTGATAGCCTTGCCGATATTTATCGATTCGAGAACACGATTGCAGATGTCTACGACGAATCCTTCGCCATTCTTGGCGACGAGCTCGAGAACGATCATGGCTTCGTCCGAATATTCGAATTCGCCCATGCCGACGTAGTCGCCGTCTACCATGTTGAAGATGTTGATAGCCTTGCCCGATTCAATGGCTCCTTTGACGCGATCGTAAGAATTGATAAAGTTTTTCATAGTTGCCGCTTATGGCCCGTCGGCCTTGTTTAGTTGTTTTGGTATTGCAAATATAAGCATTTAATTTGAATATGCAAAACATTTTTTCAAAAAATCTGAAAATTTTTCGTCAAACTATTGCACAATGTGCCGAGGGTTCGCTCCTTTGCATCGTAAGCCTGTGATGAAGCAGGCCACGGACAAGAAAAGCGGCAACATCCGCGAATCTTAACGACGAAAGGACACGTTGTTGGTAGTAGGTTTCCTGGAAACGAGGGTCTGTGGCTATTCATCCGGCCGCAGACCCTTTTTCTATGGCAAAGAGAACGGAAGGACCCAATAAGACACTCGACAGCAAGCCCACCCGTAAAGTGGGCCGCCCTCGCGCATATACCCCCGAAGCTCTTGAAGTCAAGTTCGAGGAGTATGTCGAATGGGTGAAAGCGAATCCACGATACAGCAACAGGGTATTGGCCGACGGCTCTGTTATTCCCGTACCTTACGAACGACCGCTGACACTTGTAGGATTCTGCGTGTTCGCGGAGATTGTAGAGAATACTTTCCGGGAATACGAAAAGCAGGATGAATTTTTGAGCGTGTGTGCACGCGTGCGCGCGCGAATCGAATCCGATCAGTTGGAGGGCGCTATGTGTGAGCAATATAACCCGACAATTGCATCGCGCGTTCTGCATCTTGCCGACCGCCAGGATGTGACAACCAACGGCAAGGCGATAACGGCCGCAACACAGCCTATTTCCGTGGTCCTCGATCCCGAAGCTGCCAAGATTATTCAGTCCATCGGCAAAATGACAGTGAAGGAATGACGCCCAATCCCGTAACATACAGAGGCAAGACCTACAAAGTCAAAATGTACCTCTACCAGCTATACGACGGGAGCGGCGCCGTCGTCCGTATCTTCGACGAAGGAAGCTCTCGATCTGGAAAGACTTTCGACACGGCAGACTTTCTGTATGACATCTGCGCATCATCGTCCGTACCTCTTAAAATATACTGTTATCGGGCCACGCTTCAAGATTGCAAGGAAAAGACGCTGGACGACTTCCGCAAGAAGCTGCAATTGCGCGGCGTATACGATCCCGATTGTATGCGTGGCGAAAACATTCTCCCTGAATATCGCATCAAGGATAGCGTGATTCGTTTCCGGGGTCTCGATAAAATGGATGTCAAAGAGGGCCACGACTGCGACATCGTATATTTCAACGAGATGCTCGACGGTGTAAGCCGTGCGCAATTCGACAATATCACCATGCGTTGCACGCGGATGGTCATTGGCGACTGGAACCCAAAATACACGGAGCATTGGGCGTTCCATATGGAGGGCGCTCCGGATACTATTTTCACGCACACGACGTACAAGGATAATCCCTTCTGCCCGGCGGGAGTTCGCCGCACAATCGAAGGATACGAACCCACACCCGAGAATATCGCCGCCGGAACTGCCGACGAATGGCGCTGGAAAGTGTACGGCCTCGGAGTACGTGCCGCGCAGGAGGGGCTGATATTCCCCGACATCGACTGGATCGACGAATTCCCCGAAGACATCGAACGCGTTGTATTGGGCCTCGACTTCGGATTCACAGCAGACCCCACGGCCTGCGTACGTGTCGGATTCCGAATCCCGAACCATCTTTATTTGCAGGAGCTGATATATCAGCCTATCGCCGACGCTTCGAAATTGTATGCAGCGCTTTCGCCGCACTTCACAAACGGAGTATCCCGATGCTATGCAGATAGCGCCGACAAATATGCCAAATCCCCCGAAAGCATGATAACCGCAATGCGCATTAAAGGGCTTACGGTCATCCCCGTGCGGAAATACCCGGGGTCTGTCATGGATGGCATCACGTCCATGAAAGGATGCAAGATACATTGCGTGCGTTCGCGCAACATGCAGATAGAAGCAAACTCGTACGTGTGGGAGACGGTGAACGGCATCGCCATAAACTACCCGCACGACGAATTCAACCATCTATGGGACGCTGCCAGATATGCCGTTCAGTCTGAATTCAAGAATCTTATTCAAATAGCTGCATAATGAATCTATTCGGCTACGAAATACGCAGGAAAAGCAATAATACAGCCTCAAATTTGCCGGCATCGACATTGAGCTACATCGGCGTACCTCCGGTATTTCAGGGATCAACTGAAACCGTGGGGACGATCGACACCAGGGGCAAAGCGGGACAAGCCAAAGCATACGCACTTTGCTCGCCGCTGATGTCTGTAATCTCGAAGAAATGCGCGGCAATTAAGAATCTACGTCTTGCAGCCACCACGGAAGATGGTGAAGACCTCGAACGACCGGACGCCGTGCGGACCATATCGCATCCTAATAGCGCGCAGGGCATCGCGGACTTCGTGGCACACATCGAGGTCATGACGCAGATTTTCGGCAAAGCCTATATCGTACGCATGGAATCGGTGGGGCTTCCGGAAGCTTTCGAGCTGTTCGTTGTCCCCAATCTTTGCGTCACGGAAAATGCCGCAATATCTCCGGCGTTATCGTTCATTCCCGATGCGGGCATCGTGGATTATACCGTGACCATTTGCGGATCTTCGATGAAGATAGCCAAAGAAGATATGTTCATCGTGAGGGATGCCTCTTATGATCTCAATGCTTGCGGCGGCAACATCTCCCGAATGGTATCATTACAGAAGCCGGTGAATACTTTCGTAGCATCCTACGAAGCTGTGCATGAACTGATGATCAACCGCGGTATGCTGGCTATTATCTCGCTGACATCCGGAAGCGGCGATATTATTCGAGATGCTCGGCTGCCGGAAACAGAGTCGGAGAAGAATAACATACAACAGGCATTCAGAAAGTACGGCATCCGGGCCGATCAATTCAAATACGCTATCACGTCCATGAATGCTGCTGTAAGTCCGGTATCGTCAACGATTACCGATCTGGGACTGACAGACGTGCAGAAAGCCTGCAAGAAGGAAATCGCGGACATCTACCAAGTGCCGAGCGTGCTGCTCGACGTAGAGGGTTCAACGTACGCCAACGCCAAAGAAGCGAAAACGATATTATATAACGACGCGATAATCCCCGAGGCAAATAATATATTCTCCGTGCTCAACAGGATATATGGCTTTGAGGATTTCAAGGTGATGCCCTACTACGATCATCTTGAACTCTTCCAAGAATCTAAGCGCGAACAGGCGGCGGGCATGACCAATCTCGTAAATGCCCTGAATAACGCCGTGTCCGGCGGTCTGATGACCACGGAGCAGGCTAAAACAGAACTTTTGAAATATATCGTATAACATGAACTTATCTCAGCAAATAGAAGCGCGCCGGGCGGCAATGGGCAACACTTGCCGCAAAGAGTTCGCCGTGACAAAAGCGGACATTGCGAACGAGGACGAGCATATTATCCTCGTGAAGTTCGCCAATTTCGGCAACAAGGACAGCGCGGGCGATATTCTTATCAAAGGATGCTTCGCCAAGTCCATTAACGACAGGGGCCCGGGATCGGCCACAAACCGCAAAATCGCGTTCGTATGGCAACATGATTTCGCCGACCCTATCGGCCGGATACTGTCTATCGAAGAGCGTGAAGACGGTGCATATGCAGAAGTTAAGCTGAGCAACTTCGACGCGGTGCCGAATGCAAAGCGCGCGTGGTTCCAGCTCAAAGACGGCGATATTAATCAGTTCTCGTTCGGATTCAATTACGTATGGGACAAAATGGAATATGACGAAGCCCTCGACGCGTTCATCGTTAAGGAAGTCGTGTTGCATGAAATATCCGTCGTTACTGCCGGAGCCAACGAAGAAACGGCATTCGTCGGTGCTGTGAAGAGTTTACCGGACGCCATCAAGGTTATGAGCGATGCTCTCAATGCGGCGTCATTGGAGGAGAAAATGAAGATCAAAAAGCAAATCATCGAGACATTGAACGCAGCCGAGCCGGAGAAACCACTCACTGAAAATATGTTCGGGAAAATAGGTTCACATATCAATTAACCAAAAAAAACACAAAGAAGAATGGAGATTAAACCATTTGTGCTTCCCGCTGGCGTAGAGTTCAGCGAGGACGAGAAAAAGGGCCTGAACGCGCTCGGAGATTATATCAAAGGGCAGTTCGAGGAGATGGTGGCAGGCATCAAGTCACAGAACGAGATCGTCGAGGCTGTCAAGGAGGAGTTCGAGAAACTCGGGCTGTCGCCGGCGAAGATCGAAAAACTGGAGGGCGCGCTTAAAGCCCAAGGCGTCGAGATCGCCACGATGAAGAAAGGCGCTCCCAAGCAGGAGGGACACAAAACGCTGGTCGCCGCTATGGAAGAGGTGCTGAAATCGGAAGAGTTCGCCGCCGCATATAAGGATATGCGGAACGGACGAGGCAGAGTATCGACGGGTGAGTTCGCGCTCAAACTCGACACGTCGGCCGTGACGAACGGAGACCCCAACCGCACCGTGCTGACGACGAAGATTTACGCAGACGCCAGCCCCCGCAATGCGTTCGTGCAACTCTTCACGCGCATCAATGTGCCCGACGACAAGAACCGCATCATGTACAACGATGCTTCCTACACCGACGGCACCGGGTATGCAGAGGAGATGACAAAGCACACCAATACCGACACCGCCACGCTTACGGGCAAATACCGTGAGCTGGCAAAACTCGGTTCCGTGCTTCCTTTCTCGGCTGAGAGCGCCGAAGATTTCGGGTACTTCCTGGCATGGGCGCAGACGAAGGCCCAGCAGGGGATCGCAGCCAAACTCGATTCTCTGCTGTGGGACGGTGACGGCGTGGATGCCTCCAAGCCCAAACACATCTACGGACTGAAAGCATCCGGCGTTACGGCATTCAATGCAACGACGGCGGGTGTGGCAACCAGCGTGTCAGCACCGAACATCGCCGACCTGATCCTCGCCATGAAAACGCAGGCAAAGGTCGGGACCAACGATTCGATGGCTCCGAATTACGTGCTGATGAACTATGCCACCGAATTCAAGATGCGCACGCTGAAGAACACCCTCGGCGACTACATCACGGTGCTGCCCAATGGGGCCTTGTCGGTGCATGGCATGACGATTATCCCGACCCCGAAACTCTCGGCCTCGGAGCTCGTCGTGCTCGATTCCACGACGCTCCAGCTGCACGACAAGCGCAATATCACTATGGAGATCGAGCGCGTCCCGGAGACGGATTCGTATCGTCTGTGGCTGTGGTATCGCGGGCAAGCCCTCGTTACACGGCCGGATATGAAAGCGAATATCTATGTCGCCGACATCAACACCGCTCTGGCCGCCATCGAGGAAGCAACAGCAGGACCGACCGAGTAACCCATGAAAGCGAAAGATGAAGCAGCTATGACACGCGCCCCCGTTAGGCGCGGTCGTCGCGCCCTTAAAGCCAACGTCATGCGCGTCGAAGTCATTAGAGCGCATGATGGGATCAACAAGGGCGAAATACTCATCAAATCGCGGGCAACTGCGGAAATGATGATCGCCAAAGGGTTCTATAAAAAGGCCCTGGAGGAGTAACCGGATAGGGGCGGCAACACGCCGCCCCTATCTTCAAATAAAATACCATGATCTTAGACGAGCGATATTTCACCTATCCCGAGACATATATTGCGGGAATAGAGACCAAGAGCGACGGTAAACCCGCCGGACCTGCCCCCAAAATCATAAGCGACATCCAGGCATATATCGCCAAATACGAACCTCGGTTTCTGCGAATGCTTCTGGGGTCGGATGTCGCCGACAATATCGAGGATTACCCGGTCATTGTGGCGCTGCTGGCTCAACCGGACAAGGGGACATCCGTAATTGCCAAGTATATCTATTTCTACTACTCGCGCGACCATATGACATTCAACACCGTTGCCGGGGAAAAGTTGAAGAACACCGAAAGCAGTACCCGGACATCCCCGACGCATCGGCTCGTTCGCGTGTGGAACGATATGGTAGACGAATGCCGAGAGATCATCCGCATCGTTGACAATGTTAAGCTGTGCCCGGACTTTTACGCAGAGATATTCGAACCGATCAATACTTACAACCTATGAAGATAACCCCCAAAGATACGGTTAGTGATGTTGTGATGCGCAACCGTGCATTATTCAGCATGGGTACCGAACGTATCGTCAAAACCATCCAAGACCTACCAGAACCCGAGTTTGTGCCTATAAAACGCCGGATGTGGTTCGACAAACGTCTGCCCGTTCGGGACATCGCCGGGATCACGATGGGTGAACTAAACGCCATCGAAGCCCGTAAGCCGTCATACGAATATTTTTGCATCGTGCTCGGTGTGATGCTCGGGCTCGTGAAGTTCAACCGCATAGGCGTTGACGGTAATCCGGATTGGAACGCGGGGTTCAGCATAGACGAGGAGCAAATCGGACGCCTCCGGTTCATCCGTGCCCAGCGCTATTTCATTGCCATACAGAAAGGGTTGGAAGGTATCGGCAAATCGTGGGAAAAGCTGGAAATGCCCCTCACGGCCGCCGAGATGAAAGCGCGTGTCAAGCGACCCAATCGCGGTCTTGTTGCCGTCTGCCGCAAATACTGCCAGATAATGAACGGCGCCGTAGATATGAATAAAGCATGGAATACGCCGTGGGCGACAGTATACGAAGCATTCGAAGCCTGCAAGTGCGACAACATGGAACAGCGAGCCATCTATGAAGCGAACAAATCTAACGGGAGACGGAGACGATGAAAAAAAGCATCAACGAGATATTCAGAGAGTGCGCCGAGGCGGAGGGACTGTGCTCCTATATGTACGCCCGGATAGCCGAAGCAAACTACCTGATGGACGATGTCAAGCAATACCCCGTATTGCTCCGTCAGTTCAACGAGACGATTTCCGAAACACAGATGTCGGACATGCGACGCCGGACGACGACGCTCTATTTCTGCGACGCCCTCGGGAAAGCGGAGCCGGACACGGAGACCGAAGTGCAGCCAATCGTCGAAAAGATGGAAGAACGCGCCTTTGCATTTATCAACCGGATGCGGTCGATGGGTATCGAAGTAGAGCTTGTGGCCAACGCGACGCCTTTTTACGGCAAATTCGACGTATTGGTGGCCGGCGTAACCCTAAGCGCTACGATGACCTATAACATCTGCTGATATGCCCACCATCCGGCAAATAGAGGAGATATTCAGCCCCGAGCGGATCATCGCCATCTGTGAAGACGAGTTCGGTCCGCTGGCCGAGCAGATCGCCTTCAATATAATGACCAAGAGAACCAACAGCGGCGCCGATGTCAACGCCCTGAACGTTCCGGAGGAGACGACCGGCGCAACGGCTGAAAGCCTTAAAACCATCCATGAAGCTACAAATGGTGGACTTACGGTCTCATTTGTCGGGCGCAAAGGCATCAAGAATATCGACGAAGGAAGTTCCCCACAGGATGTGCAAGAGGAGTTCGGCAGCTTCGAGGCATTCCGGAACGCGATAGAGCGGTGGGCGCGGGTTAAAGAATCGAGATGGAACCTTGACCCAAGATCGATAAACGCATATGGCGTCGCTTCAAGCGTCTGGGATCACGGAAGCGTGCTTTATCAAGAGGGCGGAGGAACGGAGATAATGAAAGACTTACTGCCCGAAGTTGTCGATAGAATCAGCAAAAAAATAACAGAGGAACTCGATACATCCATTTATCAACTATTAGATGCGACGATAGAATTATGATATTGCACACAAATGACGTATTCAAGGTAACCCGCCCAGAGGATATCTTCGAGACCCGGGGCCGTTTTGCGTATCTTCGGGTTGAACTGCTCTCCCAAAAGGGGAATATAGACGTGTCCCTTAAATTGATAGGAGGGTCCGATTGGACATTCACTAGGTCTATCACCTTGACACGCAAAACTAACGACAAAGGTGTGGCGGTATTTCCTGTTGGGCAAATATGCGAAAGTCTGATCCAAGGAACCAAATCGAATTTAATCACCTATGTAATTACTGCCTCCGAATATGACCATGTTGGACCGGCTCTTTACGCAGTCCCTGGATTTGCAGACCGAGAGATTCTCCCCGGATGGGGAGATGGGGAAAATATTTCACAATTCTATCCCGCTGCCCCCTGCATTGTGGTCTATCCGAACGCAGGATTCGAGCAGTCGCTATTTTTTCCGAAACAAACGGGCGAGCTTTTCGTGCTTACGCCCTCCTCGACAACAACAGAGAAATACATCGGATATTCGACATTTTCTCCCATCATCCCGTTTGATCCGGCAAAAATCCCATCTGAAGACCTTGGCAAGCCGCTCGCCGTGGGAGCCACCCCGACAGACTATAATGCGGAGATTCGAACCTACTACGACTATTGCACCAAGGGGATATTTTTGAAATGGACGGATGCTGCCGGTATCCCCTATTTATACCGATGGACGCAGGAATCTAAAACCGACGAAATGTCTGTGGAATCTACTTATCATCAACTCGACGATACGCTGACACCTCACGACGTGCAGAACAAGACGCTGGCCAAACGCTATACCTTGCATAGTCGCATTGTTGAAAGGGATGTTTTCAACTTGTGCCGCACGATCCTCGGATGCCAGGATTTGTTCATGTACGACCCGGATGCGGGCAATTGGGTGCGTTTCATGGTTGAAGATTCGGAATCCGAAGACACGGGCGCGCCGATGCAAGATTTGGTCGTTGAAATAGTAAGATACGAATATCTATGACAACCTACGAACTATACATCAACGATATTCTGTGCGACCTTTCGAGCGACGAGGTCGTAACCCTGCTTTATCAAAGTCCGATATTTTCGAGCCTCGACAGCATCCAGTCGAACCGTTCCTACAATGTTGCGCTGCCGCCTACGCCTGCGAATATGCGGGCTATAGGTCAGGCAGCCCGCCCGGATGTGGATGCTGACGCTCCGTATGTACGACTTCCGGCGGCGTTGTATCAGGACGGGGTGCCGCTGTTCACGCAGGGGTTCGCCGTGGTAACGGATATTGCGGATACGATCAATGTAACGCTTACGTGGGGCAACGTGGATAACTTTCAGCCTCTGTTTGATAACGGCCTGCGGGATTTGGGGCCGCAACTGGAGGCGGCAGGGGAGAACATTGTCGCTTGGAATAAGAATACGGCGATCTTGGAAGGTAGCGCAACCGGTGAATATCCCGGCGTTGCTTTCTGGGGCGTGGATTTCGGGATGGGGATATCCGATCCTAAATACCTGCATCCCTCAGTACTGGTGTCGTCGATACTGTCTGCTATCGAGCGGCAGAATGGGGTTACCATCGACGGCAAGGAACGGTTGGCTTATAGTAAAAATCTTGGGCCTATTATTCCGCTCACTCGCAAAAAGGTAGGGCCCAAAGCAAATGGGTATTCCAATTATTGCGATATATCAATGTCGGCCAGCGATATATTGCCCAAAGAGCCGTGGGTAAATACTCGTGGGATATTCTCTACATCCGAGCCGAGAATAAAACTTAATGATTCAGGGACATCATATATTACACTATATCATCCTAATAGCCCGACGGGAGATTTTTTGCTCCCGCACAACGATGCGAACGATATTTCATCGTTGAAGATATCAATTTATTGTGATGGCGTATTTCTGGGAGAGGGCGAGAGTTATGAAAAAACCAAAACCTCGGATACGATGTGGATGTTCAAATTCCACAAAATATCGGTACAAACCGACACGCAAGGGGTTGTAACAGTAAAAATGAGCAAACCTATCTCCGGGTCGATGGTTCCGTTGCCTAATCCTATAATCTCAATTCACAATTCAGATTGGGATATATATTTCCCGGGATTCTTCCCTGTTGCGCCTAATCTTCCCGACATCTCCCAGGGCGATTTTATCCTCGCCCTGATGTCCATGAACGGCCTATTCGCCTATGCGGACAAGAATAGCCCGAACACGATCAAGCTGATAAGCATCGACGATATAATTGCCAATGTCCAGAACAACGACATCATCGACTGGAGCGACCGGGTTATCCTGAATGACCTGCACCGAGTCGATATGCCAGACGCCTCGATGTTCACCATCGACGACCTCGCGCAAAGCAACATCCTCGACTACGACAACGACGACGATGTAAAGGCTGACACGCACGGCACCATCACGATCCGCAACGAAAACATCGAGAAAGAAACGGAGCTGGTGTCGCTGCCTTTCTCTGCATCTGAAAATGCAACGACGGACGGGGTAAATTGCGCCGTTGTGCCGATCTATGAGGATAACGGAAAAGGCGGCGCCAATTATTCGGAGTGCTCACCACGCATTCTATCGGGGCGTGGAGCGTTTATGTCGGGCATTGCCCGCTGCATCGGGGTATTCGATCCGTGGATGAAATTCGGCGGCGAGGAAGGTATCGTAAAGACCCGATATTCATCCTATCAGAAAGTCGTTGACCGCCTGCGAATCATCGCCATCCGGACAAAACTCACAGCTCTCGATCTCTACAACCTCGACTACACAAAGCCGGTGTATATAGCCCAATTCGGGCAGATATTCGCCATATATTCGGTAGAAACAGGCGAAAACGACATCTGCGACTGCCAACTGCTGAAACTGAAAGTAGACGGAGTGGTGGCAGCAACGTATTATCTGCGCTTGGACGGCAAGAATGAAGACAGCCAATGGGTTGCAGAAGCGGACGGCATTAACGGCACAGCGTATACCATAACATCGAACGGAACGCCCTATATCGTCGATTACGATTCCCGTCTTTATGTCGATCTGTACGAGGAGGACGGCGATCTGTATCTGTCTATCTCCGCCCCCGAAAACGCCGGAACAGAGGAAATTAATTACAACCCTGTCATTCTGGGAATTCAGGAGAACGACGCCGTGCGCCGGCAGGTGGCAGTACTCCAGAAAGCAAAGTCGGCTTAATTTATTAACCATTTAACCCATATGAAGAAATATGGCACAGGACACTATCGACAAGATCATTAATATCCAGTTTAACTATGGCGAACTGGTGCAGGGGTGGCAGAAGGCGACCAGGGAGATCGAAATAAACAAGAAGAACCTTGCGGAACTGAAGCAAGAGTACAAGAATGGTGAAATGTCTGCCTCGGAATACAATCGGGCGTTGCTTGAAATTACAAGCACGACAAAGGCACTCACCGCCGAAAAGAAAGCCTACGAGAAAGAGATTCAAAGCAACATTAAAATTGAATCACAGGAGATGGGATCACTTAACCAACTTCGGGCGAGCCTACAAAAAATGACCGCACAATATAATGCTATGTCGGCAGCCCGTAGGGAAGGTCAAGAGGGCCGACTTTTGGCTGCCTCCATCAAATCACAGCAAGAAGCAATTAACGAAGCGGAGCAGGCTCTTGGGAATTATCGCTCTCAAGTCGGCAATTACGAGAACGCCGTTAGAAACGCATTGCCATTTGGCAATAGTTTTCTTCTGCAATTATCGGAGTCGGCCCAGCAGGCGGGCGGGATGACCAATATGGTCAAAGGGGCTTCTGCTGCTGTTGGCTCACTTGTAAAGCAGGCTGCGGCGTTTATAGCAACCCCATTAGGGGTGACCATTGCAGCGATATATGCCTCGTATAAATGGATGTCGTTCTATTTAGGAGAAGTAAACGATCGAATTCAGGAAAATGAACGCTTGACATATAAACAACGCGAGACATTAACTGCCGCTGAAGCATGGAACGCAGCTTATACAAATTCGATTGATAGGATGGCCGAGTCGATGGTCAACGCGCAATCTAAAGCCAAAACATTTTGGACCATGATGAAGATATATTTAAAAGATACTTTTAAATATGGAATTGCAGGGGGACTAAATACTTTAGCATTTGGGGGACAAGCGGCTGAAGTTGGCGAATTAAAAGCTATCTATGACCAAATTGCGGCCAAAGAAAGGGAGCTTAATACTGCCCGAAGAAATAGCTATGAAGAACTGGCAAAATTAGAAACTAAAATTGCGGAGGATAGACTTAAATCTAATGATCGACGGGCATATTCGGATAAACAGCGACGTCAATTTGCGCTTGACGCTATAAAAGCAACTGAAACGCGATATGCTATAATCAAGGATATTGCAAGCAAAGAACTCGAATTGGAAGAGTTGAGAGCTTCGACTACTGAAAACAGCATCGAAACCAATGATAAATTGGCACAAATGCGAGCTGGAATAATCAGATTAGAGGCCCAAGAAACGAACTCTCTACGGGAGCTTCAAGAGCGACTGAATGAAACATCGGATAAAGCAAAGCAATCTGCTAAAACGCAGCTCGATTTAGAAAAGCAATTATCAAAATCCATTCTCGAACTTAGACAAGCGAGCCTTGAAAAAGACCTGGAACTTTCCCGGCTTCGCTTTTCGTGGGAACGCCAAGAGTTGGAAAACAAACTCAAATACGACAAAACGCTGACTGCAGAATCTCGGGAAGCTATAAACAAGCTAATCCTGAATATGGAGGAACGCAGGTATAAGGAAGAATCCGAAATCCGCCAGCGTTGGAGCGATAAAGAGTTCGAGGAAGAAGCACGCAATGCAGAGAACCGGATAAAAATGCGGATCAAAGTCCAGGAAGAGATGGATAAACTATCTCTTGCGCAAGTAAAAAACAGGAACTATGCAGGATTGATCGGGGACGACAAGGATGCACGGATTAAAGCGCAGCAGGCCGTTGCAAATGAAGAATTGCGTATTGCTCAAAGTAAATATGACGCTATTTCACAAATGGATGAGGAGCAATGGAGTGCGCAATACGGTTCTATTCAAGCCTATGAGATGGCCCGACTGGATGCAGAAAACAATGTGCAAGATGCAATTAAGAAAACGACCGACCTGTCTATCGCCTCGCAAAATCAGGCAATAAAAGTACAACTGGACGAACTGGCGGCCGCCTCCTCGTTAGTTGGGAGTCTAAGAGGTTTATTCGGGGCGTTGGGCGATGATCTTGAGGCATTCGCCATTGCAGAGCAGGCATTGGCCGTGGCGCAAATCATCATCGACGCTCAAAAAGCAACAATGGAAGCGATGGTTGCATCATTCCAACTCGGACCTATTGCGGGACCTATATGGTTTGCAACACAGAAAGGAATTATAACAGCGCAGGCGGCAATCGCATCGGCGACAACGCTTGCACAAGCCATCCCTTCGTTCTTCTCGGAAGGCGGCCTTGTCACGGGCCCGGGCACCGGAACTTCGGACAGCATCCCCGCAATGTTATCTAACGGCGAAGCCGTGATGACGGCCCAGGCTGTCAACGACTGGGGCGCAATGCTCTCAGCCATGAACGTGGCAAGCGGCGGAAACGCCATCCAGGTATCGAATCTTCCCCAGCGCAACGACGGAATGAAGGGGATGGAGCGCATGATGGAACGGGTCCTGATGAATATGCCGGCGCCCATTGTTTCGGTGGTTGACATCAACAAGGGGCAGAAGCGGGTCAAGGTTCAAAACAGCCTCGGAAAATTGGGGCGAAAAAAATACAAATAATTATTGCACAACGTGCCGAAGGTTTACACCTTTGTCACGAACGCTTATGAAGATATAAGCCGCGGAATCATGTACGAAATAACACCTACATATCACCACCCTGTAGTGGCCGAATCTGCCATAAGCGCGAGTGCTTTGTCTAACTTAACACATCAAACTAATGTCAGTACAGGCATGTACCACTACGCTCGGGCGAGACATTCTCAATGATTGCAACGAGCCCCACGCAAAAGGCGTGGAAAAGTTTTTCTATTTCATCTCCCGGGATGCTATCGACTGGGACAAATCCACGCGCGAAGGCTTCGTGATTACCAACTTGGTGGCCCTGACCGGCAAGCGGGGTTACAAGGTCCGTAACCCATCGAATGAAACCCCGGCGATCACCATCACAGACCAAAACCCGAGCATCGACGCCGCATGGGACAAGGTTCTCCCCGTTACCCTTTTGGCTGACAGCCCGGATAATGCCGCCGCAGTTCTCGGATTGAAGCAGGACAAATATGTCTGCATCTACGAGAACATGGAGAAAGGCGACGCGGGCAAACAGGCGTTCGGCGTCATCGGCTGGGAGCAGGGCGCGACTGGTGTAGATCTGAATATGGACAAGAGCGGAGATGTCGGCGGATGGACCGGCAATATCACCGAAACCGGGGCCCCTACTCCTAATCTGTTCTTCTACAAGACGGACTACGCAACGACGAAGGCGGCGCTCGAATCGCTGTGTTCGGCAGCGGCCTAATCATGCAGACGCAGGAATGGTATAGAGAGAGGGTTTCGGCCCCCTCTCTATCCGATGCCGACAAGGCTGTTATCAGAGCGGATTGGGAAGATATCACGGGCAAGGATTTCACCGCATCATTCAACGCCCGGTGCCCGAACTGTCATCACGATGCGGCAATACTAATTTTACGGACTATGAACAAGCAGGAAAACGGCGGATACATTCTTAAGAGGGGTGTCGCTTTCAGATACAAAGGCAAAGTATATACCGCCGACAATATCACAGCTCCGGCCGCTGAATGGTATATCTCGCAAGACCTGAAGCACCGAGACGATTTTGAAGTCCTTGCAAAGGATTACGACGAGTACGATATAGTATCTTTCAATCGCAAAGAGGAATAATATGGCTGACGACAATATTCGCCACGTCAATTATGCCAGTGATTTCCGAGTGGTGTTTTCATTTCCAGACGGCCGACTCCCGGATTACCCTTGGCTCATCGAGCTAAAGACACCGGACACCCCGGCGTATAATACTTATGTGGCCTCGTTTGACGGGTCAGTTTACAGGCGGTGCGTGCCACTTGAAGATAATTCCATTCTGGTGCTTGTGGATAGGCACCATCTTGCGCCTGGAACCCTATGCTACCAGATGAAACGTGATGTGCCTGATGCCTTATTTCCTGACGGTGAAATGAACGTTACAACGCCAGGGTGCACCAGCATTGAGTTGTGGAGTGGAACATCGGAAGAACTGCCCATTGAGCAGATCAATACGATCATTGCCACACTCAAAGGCGAGCCAGGAGACGCCGGACAAATAGAAAACATAACCGCTTCAGTTAATAATACAACCGGCGCACCAAACGTAGAAGTTCAACTTGGAGGCACCCCCGAAAAACGAACTATAGCTCTTAAATTTTCGGGGATCAAGGGCGAAACTCCCAAAATATCGGCCGACGAGGAAGGCAATATCTATTCTGACGGAGAGCTTGTGACCGCTGTCGTGGCGGAGGTCGTCGTTAAAGCCGACACCGCGTCCACCAACGCCGACCAGCAGGCCGCGCGTGCGAAATCTCTGGCCGACCACCCTCCGAAGATCGTGGATGTCGGGGGGC